ATTTGTCAAGCTAATTTATAACGAGTTATCAAAAAAGTGAAAGATAGAATATATAGCATACCAACTTACCCAAATAAACAAGTATGCTAATATATCCATTTCACCCCTCGCAATTAAATTTAAATAAACAGTGTTAGATCTTGATCCATAATTTCGTTAACGTCTACACCGTTAACTTCTGCAATTGCATCCCACAATTCCTCTTCGGTAAAGTTACCGTCTGGGTACCAGTCTGCAAGTACTTCGTCTAATGATTTATTCATAGTCTTCATCCACGTAGTCATCTTGACACCATGATTCTAAGTGATGCGATTCAATAATTGCCCATGCTGGAGCATATGTTTCACCTTTCCAGAGCACACCTTCTGGCAATTCAATATGACGGTCCATGCTATCTTCCCAATATGCATCAATAGCATCAATGCATGGTTGGACCATGGACGATGGAACGGGTGGATAATGGTTGGTCCTCAAGTGCATATGGATAGCACTTTCCATATCTAGGCCAAGGGTACCGTCTGCTAATTCAGTTGCTAAATTCAATCCCATTATGCAATCACCTCTAGCACTGCGTGAGACGCACCTTCGTTAATATTAATTAATTTAACTGCAATCTCTTCAAGTGATAGACCAGTGCCTACACAACCTTTAACTGCGTCACGATTCATCGCTTCAAATACGCCTGCAGGCAAGAATGCAATGCGAGACATGAACGGTGAAGTTGGTGCAATTTTAGACACAAAATTATGTCCGTATGCTTCGAATGGGAATTCATTCCAGCCAGTGGTATCTAGATTATGTTGCTTCATTTATTGTCCTTTGTTAGTTGGGTTATAGTAGTATTATAGCAGGGCCCACTGACATTAGACGAGACGGAAATACGCCTCATCCTGAGCCAATTCTACTTCAGCAGTCTTTTCAGACATAGATAAATAGTGTTCCCAGCATAGGGTGGGGATATCTAGGGTAGCATACTCTCCGTATAAGCACATAGAGCAGGTATCTTCATCTGAGAATACATCGTGGATAGACATTAAGTTGTCTAGTATATTATCTGACATTAGTTTTCCTTTCTTTATGCCGTTATTATAGCACTATGGACTGACACTCTCAACACGACACGCCGTAAGATCTATACCCGTAATATGTGACAAAAATCATAGTGTTGCGACACGCCCGAACGGGGCGGGCCCCAATTGTTGAAGCTTCAACTAAAATTTATTTTTATGTTTTTGTTTTCGTTTATATTTTTTCTTTGATGGAATTGCAGTCGCAGCATTACTACGACGCAACTCTTGAATTCTTTTTACTTTTTCCATGATTTTATTTACCACCACTTGTTCCATCCCTATTAAACCATTTTGTGTATTGCTTGCCATTAGGCATTGTTAAATTATAAGTTGCGTATTCATTAGCAAAACCCCAATCAACACATTTAGCAAAAGAATTGAACGCTTCCAATGCGTCTGATACTTGTAGAGTGTGATGTGGTGCTTGACCATCATAGGCAGTTGTTAGTTTATACATTATTCATTCCAATCTAAAGTTAATTCATCATTGTCTACGCAATCGCAAGACATTACATCAAAATCATTTTCGTTTCCAAAAAATATAAATCCAGCACCGTTGCATTCATCACAAGCAACTGAAATAATTTCTTTTAAGTTTCCCATTACAATGCACCTTCCTGAAATAGAGCAATTTCTAAATCTAACTTTTCCGCTGGTGTAGCGTTAGATAAATCTACCCACTCTACACCATTTTCGTTAATACGAGCAAATTCAATAAATCCCATTTACTCACCAACCTTTACTGCGATAGTCGCATAGAAATCATTTCTAAAAATACCCTTGCCGTCATAGGTAGGGCGAACACGAACGAGGTATGCTTCAGTATTATCACCAAACCAAACCTCACCACGCTTTTCAGCATATTGAATAATTCCGTCTAAACCTTTACGATTAACGGAACGATAGTATTTTCCCTCTAGGAGAGTTTCGATATTGTATAGATTAGCCATTAGTTGCTACCTTCTTTCTTTGTTGTTGAAATTGTATCAGATACCACTGACATTTGTTTTGCTTGCATAGCATATGACTTGCTAAGTGCTTCCATAGCGATTGCTAGGTTGGATAGTCTGGTGGCTTCAACATAAGCCCTATATTCTTCTAGGTTCATTTAAGACCTTCTTTCTTTCTATGCCGTAAGTATAACAGAACGCACTGACATTTTCAATTTAGACACACCTTTGTCTCAGTATTTGGAGCGTGGGTTTTGTGATAAACATCACGTAAAACACGGCGTGTCTAACTTGACACGACACGCCCGAACGGGGCGGGCCCCAAAATTATTTATCAAATAATTTTAAAAGCTCTTCAACTTGTTCATTAGTAAGATGATCAATTTGAATTGCATCTGCAAAACCAAAAATATCTTTTTCCATTATTTTACATCTGCCATTTCATCGTTACCATAGCAAGCCATTTCAAATTTGTTGGGAGAGAAATTTGGATTGTCTGCAAAAAACATATCTGCAAATTCATTTACCAAATCCTCAAAAGGAACCATATCCATATTAGGTTTAGCAATATCATTCAAGATAGTTGCCACTTTTACATAGTCTTTACGGGTCATCATTATTTATACAATTCCAATTCTGTTAGTAAGTGAGCATAACCTGTTTGGTCAGATTTAAGAGATAATTCGCAAGGCTCACATTTCCATTCATAGCGAATAGTTGAACCTCTTCCCAATGTAGCAACAGCCCAATGGGTCATTTTTAGAGAACATACAGGACAGTAGCAAGAAATATCTTGCCCTAGCCCACCAATTTTAATTGTCATTAGATACACACCACGCATTCGCATTTAGGGGCTAATCCAGAGAATAGGATTTTGATAAGCATTTTACGCTGACCAAAATCTAATCCATAAGTGGATTTACAGCCACCATTATTAAAATCGTGAATAATACGATTTTCTAACTGTGCTGAGATACCCAGCATTTTACCTATGTTTATTTTATTTAGTGTAGTCATTTTTGACCACCTTTCTTTATTGTTTAACTATCGTTAGTTTAGCAGACTTTCTGCTGAAAATCAACTCGACACGCCGTGTTTATTTAATTATTTTTAGTGACTTGCCTCACACTTTGAGGCATAGTCGTTGTGTTCATCACACCATTCACAGAATGGGTGATTTAGACCATTTAGGACAATTTGTCCACATACACAAGTGTTCATTTTTGAACCTTTCTTTATTTTCTAATACTGGAATTATAACACATAAAATCGCTACTGTCTAGTATACTGGTGAGTAGTCTCAATATATGGAGCGTGTAATATGTTATCTACATCACAGGATAAATCGGACATTTCGGACAGACCCCGCCCCAAAAATTCGTTGAAATTTCAATTAAATTATTGTGAGCCTTTTAAGGAGATCGCTCAGCTCCCGATTTATTTAATTTGTATTTATATTTTTGAAACACTCTTCCCAAAATCTATCTGAGTCAAATCTTTCGTTATCTGCTGCAAACATTTCAATAAAATCGTTAACTAAATCTTCTAAAACCGCAATTTTAATTTCTGTGCCATACGAGTTTAGAATTTCGGCTGTTGCTACATAGTCTTTTCTTGTCATCATTTTATTTACTATTCCTTTTTTTTAATTGGATTGGGCGAGAACAATCTCGCCCAAACTTTATTATAGCATTACTTTGAGGTTTTCACCATTGCGAAGCGTTGCTGACCATTTGCTAAAGTTAGTTGAACACGAGTTACCTTTTGAGAAATTGGCGTGAATTTAGCAATACGACCTGTTATGCCTGTCTTGCTTGTTGTAAATAAATCGCCGATTTGATATGTGTATCCTTGAAGTGTCATTTATAGTTTTCCTTTTCTTTTTTTCTTGTTGGGTTTAGGTTGAGCCTTTTTATCACTTGCTCAGGTGAGGCAGTTGTGTCCAACTCTGCCAACCAAGAAGAATTGTTTTAAGTCTAATTCTCCGAACGACTCTTTGTTACTTAATTGTAACTGTTGTCCAGCGATAATCGCCGTTATCAAGTGACAACTTTACACGAGTGCGATTTTCTGTAACGGGCACAATTTCTGTAATTGTTCCTGTTACATTACTGCGTTGTGTTGTGAATAAGTCACCGATTTGGTAAGTCTTATTTTCTACTGTCATTTTTTATTGTCCTTTTCTTTAGGTGGTTGTTTTCCTAGTATAGCACTAGGGTCTGACATTTTGTCAAAATTAGAGGATTTCGTCTGTGTCGAAATCAAGGGTTGAGATGAATGCTGAATCTGTTTCATCTTCTGTTTCTTCTTCCATTTCCCAAGTGATGAAATCACGAGGGTCGAGAGTGGATTTTATTTCCCAAGAGTATGTATATGACATTTATTTATTTCCTATTCTTTAAGGTTGTAGTTGGCTACGGCAGTTAGTATATGGACATTTGATATGGATAGACTTGTGATAAGTATATCCATATTTGCCTACGCTGTGGATACTATGTGTCTTAGCGTTAGCAAGGGCAGGGAAGCCTAGAGAGATTACTAGTGCTAGTATCATTATCTTAGTTTTCATCATTACCCCAAGTCATTACATCTTTAGCCATAGCATACATTAGAGGGATAAGAAATACAAGTCCAACACACATTAGGACACGAATTATATATGTGAGATATACCACAATTATGCTCCCATCACTAGGGACATATAACGCTTAGCGATTAGAACCGCTTTAGGGTTAAGTGTAGTAGTGAAACGAGATGAACCCATTTCGCTAGGATACTTAGCGTTAATACGCTGAGCAATTTGGATAGGTAGCATTTTAGGGGCTGGGGCATAACCAGCAGCCTCTAGACCAAAGTCTTTAGCAATATCCATACGGATTTCATTATAGTAGTTATTCATTGTAGTCATTAGTTAGACCTACTTTCTTTTATTACTAGATAAACCTTTTATCTATTTTCTTGGCTAGGATTATTTGCTCTATTACTAGAGGCTCACCTAGAGTTCTTTATTAAGTTATGTATGGAATACTATCACACTATACTGACAAAATCAACACGACACGCCGTGTTTATCTATTTTATTTTGTGTGAATTGGGTCACATTTATTTGCTATGCTCACCCGAACATTTGTTCGGTTTATTTGATAGGCTCAGTATGACCTGTATTCTTTTTTACATTATTTAATTTTCAATACTGGAAGTATAGCACACCAAGTCGGAAAAGTCAAGAGACAAAACGGACATTAGAGGGTGACCTTCATCACATTTATATGGGCTCACTACTTTTTTTTCTTTTTTTTATTCAAAATGTGTATCATACAAAATAAATGGCCATTCACATTTTGATCAAAAGTGATTTTAATGTGACAAACGTCACATTTTTAAAATATAAGATCTTAACGGTACAATAATAGTATGATAAAATTAGTAGCTTTTGATCTGGATGGAACATTAGCTCCATCAAAATCTCCTTTACCACAAGAAGTGGCGGGAATGTTAAAGGTTCTCTTAGAAAAAATGCCTGTATGTATCATTTCTGGGGGGAATATTACACAATTTGAGAATCAAGTCTTAAAAAACTTGCTTGAAGACACAAATTTATCAAATTTACACCTTATGCCTACTTGTGGAACAAAATATTTGACTTATAATGGTGTGACGTGGGTCACAATTTATGAAAATAACCTACCTGAAGACTTAAGAAAACAAATTATGGCTATTTTAGAGCTGGAAGCTAAAAAATTAGACCTTTGGGTTGAAGATTCTTATGGTCCTATTATTGAAGATCGAAAATCTCAAGTGACATATTCTGCTTTAGGTCAAAATGCACCTGAAGAAGAGAAAAAAGCATGGGATCCTGATGGAAAAAAGAAAGAATACATCAGATCTGCAGTTGCATGGAAATTTCCTGAGTTAGAAGTAAAATCTGGGGGAAGTACAAGTGTTGACATTACAGATAAAGGAATAGATAAAGCATATGGAATGCGGGAACTATCAAAATACACTGGTATCGCATTGGAAGATATGCTATTCCTTGGAGATAGATTAGATATTGGTGGAAATGACTATCCTGTTATTGCTACAGGAGTTCAAGCCATATCTGTAGAAAATTGGGAAGACACAATATTAAAGCTTAAAAGTAACGGAGTTGTTTGATTTAGGCGGGATCACATAATTCTGTAAACCATTATTACATCCATTACTTATGATCTGATTAGTCTCTTTAATAAAGCCATCATAGGTAATTCTATATAGACATACAAGAGCAACCAGTATTATTGCAGTTGTGGTTAATATGGTTATAGCCTTCTCAATCCAATAGAACTTCATATAAATAATTATACATTATAAAAAATAAAAGCTACCATATAGGTAGCCAATACTTTTAATATCTTAGATATTATGCTTGTGGAGCTTGTGGATTACGTGAAGCCTCAAATTGTGCTCTCATAGCTTCAATTTCTTCAGCTGTAGGCTTTGGTTGACGATCTTCATTTGGACCATTTTGTGGAAATGGTGCTGATTCATTTTCAATTGATTCAACAAATTGAGTTGCCCACATACGTGCTTCATCTGCATTTGCCCATGGTGTTTGATTTGGCCAATTTGGTTGACGAATAAATGGAACTGTTGCTGCTGGTTGTCCATCTACATCATTAAAAATTTCAGCTTCATTATTTGCTGTAACTTCAATTCTGTGTGTCATTTATTTCTCCTAGGTTATTTATTCTTGAGCTGTTAACTTGGCTCAAAGCTATTATATCAGCTATCTTGCTCATCTTCAAATACAAAAGAAGCGGGAGGAGCAAGGACTTGTCCTTGTAGGTGTAAATTGCTAAGTCCCTTAGCATCTGCACCTAGTTTATCAGCTATAATGGACAACATATCATAGTTTCTCATCTCTTGGATATATATAGCTCCTAATAGCTCTCTTATATTCTCTAATACAGCGTCATTTAGGTTTTCTTCTAGATTACCCATTATCTTCCCCCTCTACTTTGTGATATATAATCTCATGTGTTATATGATCCCATTTTTTGGCTTCCATTCCCGCCGAATTATTTATAAGTAAATCTCCATTTTCGGCATTATCCATATGAAGCCATTTTATGGGAGCATCTAATTCTACTTTACCAGCAAATATGTGATCTATTTCACTATTTCGAGTTTCCTTAATATGGATCAATATTTGGAAATCTTCTTCCTTCTCCGACGGCTCAATATAAGCCCTTTCAATGTGTATCTTTGCCATGTGACGTCTCTGATAATAGTGGATAATCTTCATTCATCATGTTATTGAATTCTTCTGAGCCTATCCAAAAAATATTTGTTAATACTCTCCAAGCAAAATTGGTTCCTTCAGATAAATGTTTTTCTATTGCCCAAGATAAAACTTCTGAATCTAACTTCCGTCCCGCCTCAATCAGCATTGTGTATTCTATGCCTTTAATTGTACGGGTTGTAAATATAGCATTTGCCCTATTTGGCCTAAAAGACTCTGGCATTGACTCATCTGTTAGCCAATCGCATTTAAAGATCGCACAGGGGTTATCTGGGCGTTTTTCGTATGCTCCACAGCCCTTGCCTACAGTAACAAATGGACACGGCTTAAAGCCATTTTCATCTTGTCCCATAAATACAGCATCAGATCCATCTTTAAGCTTTATATCAGCCCTTAAATGACCTTCACAGCATTTTGTACAATCACCGCAAGAGCGGTTTTCTACTATAGGAAGAAAATCCATTTCCTTACTTTCGACTCATTTTTACTTCTGCTATTTTGCTCAATATATTTTCATATAATTGTTGTCCTGCAGTGACGTTATAGTCACACGCTAAACATTGTAGCACAATTTTGTCGTTTTCTTCTTTATGTACCAGAGGGAAGATTGCTGGTTCATCTTCTTTGTGTTGTGGACAGGAGAGGACTTTTAGTGCCCCCTCCTGTGCCAAGTTATAGTATTCCGAAAAGACCTGAATCTTCATGCGTAAGTTATATTCGCTAGAGCCAATACAGAATTTACGTACTGCCAAACAGTTGGGTTTCCTGGAACTGGATTGTTCCAAGTTGCCATATTGTTTGCTCGTGATGGAAGCAGATGCGATGCGATAGCTTTTCTCCAATCGTGAAAACGATTATAGTTAAACTTGAGTTCATAAATGATTCTCTCATCTTGAACCCAGGCTGGTGCTGAACATGCATTTTTGTATCCCATGAAATTATTCCATGTATCGGGCATATATTGATATGCACCACATGCACTACTTGAATAAGACTTGCGTAGGTATGCAGAAACTCCCCCAGTTTCCTGGGACTTGATTGCATTAGCTAGTCTTGAGATTATTACCCTATTGTCTACTCTTGCATTTAAATTTAGCATAACGCTATAAGAGGGCATTAAAAAAGTGTTTCTAGAAGTAAGATCATTAACAAGATAAACAGTGTTCTTGTTTATCTTTTTATTATTACTTATATCTATATTAATTATATCTTTTATATTAACTAAATTATTATATTTATTAATATATAATATATATTTATTATACACTATGTTTGGTGCTGGTAAAGCGTGAGCTTCGGGATTTATCCCAAATAATAATGTGAGAATTGTCACACCAATACTTAGCCACACTGTTCTTATCCTTGTTTTGTTCTCATTGTTCATTTTGAACCTCCTTGAGGAAAGAGTAGTAAATTCTAGTTTATCATGATATACTAGGAAAAACAAGTCGGGAGCAAGTAAAACGTGAGAATTTCGTTCACTGGAAATGCTATGAAATACCGAGATAGAAACACTGGTTATGGTCAAGCATCGGAAATGATTTATAAAACATTTGAAAAAATGGGTATTTATTGCGGGTTTGAAATAGAAAACCCAGATATTGAAATTTGTTTTTCTGATCCATGGAATCATTATTGGTTAAATAAAAATTCTTATAAAATAGCATATTCTGCATGGGAGTCAACTGAGCTTGATGAAAAAGCCTATTCTGTAATGAATAAAGCGGATGAAATTTGGGGAACTTCCCCCTGGGTAAAAAATATATTTGAACATATTTTTCCAGATAAACCTGTTTTTTATTATAAACACGGTATTGATAAAAGATTTTTTCCTAAACTAAGAAAAGAACGACATAAGCCGTTTACATTTTTACATATAGGAGAACCAGCCTCTAGAAAAGATGCTCAAATTTTATGTGAAGTTTTTATAGAAATGTTTGGAAATGATCCAGAATATAGACTTGTTATGAAGTCAGCAAAAATGAATACAGTAAAAGTAAAAGATAATTGGGGTTATGATGTATCCCCGTCATCACTGTGTAAAAATATTATTGAAATAAATGATTTTTTAACAAATGAACAATTAATTGGCTTGTATAGCTTATGTGATGTTTTTGTGTACCCTAGTTGGGGAGAAGGGTTTGGATTCCAACCTTTAGAAGCTTTAGCAATGGGAATGCCAGTAATTTCAACAGGAGATTGGGCAGACTATAAAAAGTATATTCCTTTTGTAATAGAAACAGAATTAAAATCAAGCCCATGGAAACAGATACACCCTGGATTTATGTATAAGCCAAATAAAGAAAGTTTAAAATTACAAATACTTGAATGCATAAAAAATTATGAATCAGTTGCAAAAAAAACATTTAAAAAAGCATTTGATATTCATGAAGAGTATAGTTGGGTAAAAGTTACAGAGCCAGTAGTTTTGAGACTTAGCAAAATTTATGACAATCTTTAAAATATTGAGTTTAAAAGCATATTTATGATACACTTAAGGTCTACAAAATTCACTAGGAGAAAATATGTCTAATACAATTGAAAACCCATACGAAAACTTTATTGCACTCTCAAGATACGCCCGCTGGCTAGAAGAAGAGAATCGCAGAGAGACTTGGGGTGAAACTGTAGACCGCTACTTTAAGTTTATGGTTAATCAATTGCAAGCAAAACATAATTATAAACCAGATGAAAAACTTGTTGCAGAACTTCGTGATGCCGTATTTAATCGTAATGTAATGCCATCAATGCGTTCTGTTATGACTTCAGGTCCAGCATTAGAAAGAGAAAATGTTTCAGGTTATAATTGTGCATTTCTTCCCGTAGATAATGCTAAGTCTTTTGATGAAGCAATGTACATTCTTATGTGTGGTACAGGTGTTGGATTCTCTGTTGAGTATAAGTACATCAATAAACTTCCCGCCCTTCCAGAGACACTAGAAAAGTCTAACAGTGTAGTTATTGTTGGAGATTCAAAAGAAGGATGGGCAAAAGCTTATCGTGAATTTCTTTCTCTTTTATGGGCAGGACAAATTCCTCAGATTGATATCAGCAAGGTTCGTACATCAGGTGCACGTCTTAAGACAATGGGTGGAAGATCATCTGGCCCTCAACCATTAGTTAATCTTTTTGATTTTACAATTCAAGTATTTAAAGGAGCACTTGGTCGTCAGTTAAAGCCTATTGAGGCTCATGATATTATGTGTAAGATTGGTGAAGTAGTTGTAGTTGGCGGAGTTCGTCGTTCTGCAATGATTTCACTTTCAAATATTAATGATATTGAAATGGCAGCAGCAAAAGCTGGAAATTGGTGGGAAAACAATTCGCAACGTGCTTTGTCAAATAATTCTGTTGCTTATTCACGTAAACCAGATATGGCTCAATTTATTTCAGAATGGAAATCTCTGTATGATTCAAAATCAGGAGAACGTGGAATATATAACGTTGCAGCAGCTCAAAAGCAAGCGTCTAAATATGGCAGAAGGTCATCCGAAATTCATTATGGAACAAACCCATGTTCCGAGATTATTCTTAGACCCTATCAATTCTGTAATCTTTCAGAAGTGGTATTACGAGAAGAAGACACACCTGAAACTGTTGCAGATAAAGTTCGCCTTGCTTCAATTCTTGGAACATGGCAATCAACACTAACAGATTTTAAATATATCCGCAAAATTTGGAAAGACAATACAGAAGAAGAGCGTTTACTTGGAGTATCACTTACTGGGCAGTTTGGAAATAAATTCTTTTCTGGGCAAGACGGAATGGATAAGCTTGCAAGTACATTAGATAGTCTTCGTGAATATGCAGTTACAACAAATATTGAAGAGGCAGAAAAAATTGGGATTCCCGCTTCAGCAGCAGTAACTTGTGTTAAACCTTCAGGAACAGTATCTCAATTGGTCGGTGTGTCTTCAGGAATGCATCCATGGCATTCTGATTATTATATTAGAACTGTTCGTGGAGATAAGAAAGATCCTCTAACTCAGTTCCTTAAGGATTCAGGAATTCCTGCAGAAGACGATTTTATGAAGCCAAATGATACAACTGTATTTTCATTTCCAGTAAAAGCACCATCAAATGCTATTACGAGAGATAAGTTAACTGCAATTGATCAACTAGAGATTTGGTTGACATACCAACGTCACTGGTGTGAGCATAAGCCATCTATTACAGTTTCTGTAAAAGAAGATGAATGGATGGAAGTAGGAGCATGGGTTTATAAGTATTTTGATGAAGTTTCTGGAATTTCATTCCTTCCATATTCTGATCATACTTATGTTCAGGCTCCATATCAAGAAGTTGATGAGGCTGCCTATAATGAATTAAAGTCCAAAATGCCAGAGAGCATTAATTGGGAAGCTTTGTCATTATATGAGCTAGAAGACACAACTACTGGAACCCAGGCCCTTGCCTGTGTATCTGGAGAGTGTGAAATCGTAGATATTAACGCTTAGGTCTAATATAATAAGATTTACAATCCCCGTCACTAGTGAGCGGGGTTTCTTATGTTTTAAAAGATATAAATGATATAATCAATCATAAAATAAATTTTTTTATGAGGTAATTGTGGCTGTATATTCTGATCAAGATGTAAACTGGAAAATCACCCAAGGTGATTCTTTTCAGCTTGAAATGGAATATAAAGACGAAGACGATAACCCAATAGATATATCTGGCTATAATATTTTAATGGAAGTTAAAGATAAGCCAGGCGGAAGAATTTTATCTGCTACCTGCTCTATAGGAGATGGAATTACGGTTTTAAATCCTGCAAGTGGAATTATAGAAGTTGATGTAACTCCATCTAAAACTAAAAAATTTAATTATCCAAGAGCATCATATCAAATACAAGGTACTGACGAATATGGAGCAAAAGTTACTTTTCTTCAAGGTTGGTTTCAAGTGAATGCGGGGACAATAGACTAATGGCTGAAAAAATAATTATTCGTGCTAAAGGGGCCAGAGGCCCTAAAGGTGATGCAGGTGGAATTAATATTTTGGGTTCATACCCATCCTTATTAGATTTACAAACAGCACATCCAACTGGCAACACAAACGATGCATATTTAATAGGTGCAGATTTATATGTTTGGTCTGTTACAGAAAATAATTGGATAAATGCAGGACCAGTTTCAACTCCTGGCCCTCAAGGACCAGTAGGACCGCAAGGATTAAAGGGCGATACTGGTGCAGCTGGACCAAAAGGTGACACTGGTGCACAAGGACAAACAGGACCGCAAGGACCAAAGGGCGATACTGGTGCATCTGGACCAAAAGGTGACACTGGTGCACAAGGACAAACAGGACCGCAAGGACCAAAGGGCGATACTGGTGCAGCTGGACCAAAAGGTGACACTGGTGCACAAGGACCAGCGGGAACAAATGCAGAATTCAATGTAAATCTTGTTTCATACAAACATGAACAACAAACACCTTCAGGAACATGGAATATAACACATAACTTGGGATTCTATCCTAATATAAAAGTTATGGATTATACTTCAGTTAATGTAGAATGTGAAATAGAATATTTAAATATAAACCAAGTGAGATTAACGTTTATTCAAGCAGGAATCTCAATTCTAACTTCAGGTTTTGCTTATTTATCATAATAAAATTAAATAATAAAGGGGAATAAAAAATGGCAAAAACATTTTTAACAAATATCAATCTTAAGGGTAATCAGCTACTAAATGCAGTTATTCATTCTGCTTCCTTGGCACCTAGTGCCCTTGCAGCAGGACAATTGTACTTCAATACTGGAGACAATACATTTTATTACTCAACTGGGATGGGAACAGATAACTGGTCTCCAGTAGGAGTTCAATATATATCAACAGTAGGATCAAACCTTTCTGTAACTGATGGACAACTTAATATATCAACAGATCCAGTATTCAACACAGTAACTGCAAATCAAGATGGTATCGGAGAAAACTTTAAAGTAGGAAACGATGCTTGGATAGGCGACATTAACGTAGCCAATACAATGAATGTAAAAGGTCTTGAAGATGCTTCACAAGGATATATTTCTTTTGGTACAAATGGACCAGGCATTGGTGGATTGCCACCAATGCACAACATTATTGGTACAAATGGAGATGGAGATTTTACTCTTACATCTAATTCAAATAATATTATTTTATCTGCAGACGGAAATGTTTATATCAATTCATCTGCAGATGCAAATAATAGAATTGCAACAATTGGTGATATTTCTGCAGACGGAACTATTACATCTGTTGATTCAACAAACTTTAATATAAGTGATCACGAGCTTTTCTTAAACACTCAAATTCAAGTTCAAAAAACAGAATATTGGCAAGGCGGAAATCAATACGGAATTGTTGCTGCAAATAATAATAGTGACGAATTTAGTATTGCTTCTGTAAACTACCCGCTTCACCTTGAGTCACACTCTGGAGACATTATCTTGTCACCAGATTCTGGAAATGTTCAAGTTAATGGCGGAATTAGATTTAATAACGGTTCTTTTGGTGGTTATCAAGCATATCAAGTTGTTAATGGAAATACAGACTTCCAGTTAGATTCTGAATATAACCTTATTCTTCGTGCTTGGAATTCCGAAGCAGATGTTCAAATAGCTTCAGGTTCTGGTACTACAGTATTTTCTGTAAGTGATTCAAATGATCAAAATACTCCAAAACCAATTGATTCATCTACAACAATTGTAACTGATAATACTAATTTAACAGTTAATGCTGGTGGAAATATTTTTCTTTACCCACAAGGCAATGTCGTTACAATTGGTGATGGTCCTACTACTTACGGAGAACTTCATCTTCAAAAAACAGAGTATTGGAGAAACGGAACTCAACAAGGTGTTATTGCTGCTCAATCAGACAATTCATTAAGACTTACATCAACTGATGGTCAATTACAACTTGAGTCTAATGGTGGAGATGTAAGAATTAATCCATCTTCAACTATTACATGGTTTAATAATAATTTAAACATAAATGGTGATGGTGGAGTAATTTCTACAGATAATAATTCATTACACTTAAATGCTGATAATGGAGTTATTACAACTGATGCTCAAGAATTCCATACTTCTAAAGTTGAATTATGGCGTGGTGGAGATACTTCAGGTTCCCGCCTAGGTTTAATTCTTGCTCATCCTTCAGATGGAAGTCTTTCCGTTGTAGCATCTAACCAGATGGTATTGGAAGCACATAGTGGAGACATTATACTTGTTCCAAGCACTGGTAGT